AACACGAGTCTCTATTGCGGGAAATACGTCAAGGCGCCGCTCCGGGTCGACTTCTGCGGCGTGATCACCTGCTCGCCGCGCGCATTCCTTCCGATGGATCTCCGCGATTGCGCGACCGAGGTCGAGGACCTCTTTTGGCAGATGCGCTGCTACCGGAACGCGCCGAAGTTCGTCATCCCGACCGACAAGTTCTCGAACCTCCCGGAGTGCAAGGACGCGGGTCGACTCTGCCAATCGCCGGAGGCCCGGCAGGTCCGGAGGAAGTTCTACGAATACTGGTGGGTCCGGAATTACAAGAGACCGGACGGAGTGGCTGGATGAGAAAGAGGCTCCTCGTCTTCTGGACGGCGTTCAACTCGTACCAGTCCGCGCGGCTCCTGCGGGACAAGCCGCCCGGGACGGTCCATCCCGTCAGGACGGTGGGCTGGACGGTCCAGAGGGTCAACCTCTTCGCGCGCTACAACCTCCCGAGCATCCTCGGCCAGGTCCACTCCGACTTTCTTTACGTCGTCCTTCTCGACCCCGCGCTCCGGCACTTGACTGATCCGAGGCTGCCCATCCTCCGGGATGAACGGGTCGTCTACTGCTACGAGGACGGCCCGGTGCTCGACCATCTCAGGCCCTATGACGAGATTGTCCTGGCGCTGATCGACAATGACGACATGTACAGCCGGACGGCCGGCGCGCTCATGATGGGTTGCCCGGCGGAGTGGATGTACTTCAAGCGCGGTTACGCCCTGGATGCCCGCCGCGGCCGCTTCTACGGCTACGACACGATCGGCTCGGGGCCCTTCTTCGCGCACCTCCTCGACCCGAAAACCCTGGTCTGCTTCGACCGCGACAAGCGGCACCCGACGCATAAGGCGGTGATCGACGCGAAACCTTGGGAGCTAGCCGCCGGCCAGTTCTGCGTCCTGATCCACGACTCGAACACCTCGAGCTCGCTCCGGATGCGCTATGTCAAGGGATTCATCTCGGACCCGGCGGGGATCGCGAAGCGCTTTTCCATGGGGGCCATCCGATGAACGCGAATCAATACATCGAAACCCACTGGCGGCCGAACAAGGTCTGGAACAATCTGCTCTCCGTCAAGCATCAGACCCGTCTCCGGCGCTGCGCGGACCTCTGCCTCGGGAACAAAGCGGACGCCAAAGCCTCAGAGTTCATCGACGTCGGCTGCGCGTTCGGCCACTCGACGGACCACATGGCCCGCTTCCGGCCCGCGGTCTGGGCGGGCATGGACTTCGACGAGGGCGCGGTCCTCGAGGCCCGGCGGCTCTTCCCGCAATACCCGTTCTTCTACGCCCTGGACCACGATATGCTCGCAGCCGCCCGCGGCCGCACGTTCGACTCCGTCATCTGCTCGGAGGTCATCGAGCACGTCGAGGACGCCGCCGGGTTCGTCCGCGGGCTCGTCCCCCTGGCGCGCCGCCGGGTCGTCATCACGACGCCGAACGTTCGGGTGAAGGACCCCGGGTATCTCAGGGCGTACACGCGCGACTCGCTCGCCGCGCTCCTCAAGGGCGCGGGGCGGGTCCGAATCCTTTCTGAGGGCCGGTTCTTCTACGCGGTCATCGACTTCCGGCCGGGAGGTGCAAGATGAGCGAAGGATGGTTCGCCGACATCGCAGACGCAGACGCCTATTTCACGGACGAGCGGCTCGAGACGTCCGCCTGGGACTCGCTACTGTTAGCGAGGAAGACCAAGGTCGCGAGGATGGCCTACAACCGGATTTACTACGACCCGCGCTGGACGGGGCTGCCGACCTACGCGACGGCGACGCCGGCGGAGCTCGTGAAGCTCCGGATCGCGAACGCGGAGATGGCCTACTACCTCGCCGTCCACCTCGAAGACGAGGACGTCCGAAAGGGGCTCCAGGCCCAGGCCGTGATCGAGGAGACCGCGATCAAGGAGAAGTACTCCGAGGCCGCGCTCATGGACCTGCCGGTCCCGCCGGCCGTCATCGCGATCCTCGCGCCCTGGTCCGTCGACGGCCCATTCATCGCGGTCTGCGACATGGGCCGCGACGAGGAGCGGAAGGCGAGCGCGAAGGTCGGGAGGTTCAAATGAGGTTCGTCGACCTCCAGAGAACCTACGCGGCGGCCGGCCATGAGCTGAGGAAGATCCTGCTTGCGGCCGACACGGAGGCGTTTGACGTTGCTGAGGGTGAGGAGCTGAAGCGAAAGGCGCGGCGCGTGGTCTCGTACCTCAACGCCGTCTCCGGCCGTTGGGCACAGTTCACCGCACGCGAGCAGTATGCCCGCGGCCAGCGGGAAGCGAGGAAAATTCTCTGGAGGATCGACAAGCGCCGGCCGACGGGGAAACTTCCCGCACTCTCCGGACCCGAGACCGTTGAGCAGGCCGTCGAGACGACGATCCTCGAGGCGACCGGCTCGATCATGAGGACGGTCGAGCGCTACGTGACGATCAGCCTCATGGCCGCCCGGACGATCCGGGGCGCGCCGGCAAAGGTCCAGGAGTTCAGCTATGAGGACGAGGCCGAAATCATGGATGAATTGGCGACGATGGCCGTCAAGAAAGAATTATCGCGGGCTGCATTAATGAAAGCCATCAGGGATCGTCTGACCCAGGTCACGGGCGATGAGAACTTCATCGAGATCGTCGGCAAGGACGGCGTCAAGCGGATGTACAACCTTGGGAAGTACGCGAAGATGGTCGCCCGGACGACGCTCCGGGAGGCCCAGACGAGGGCGACGATCGACACCTGCGGGGTCTACGAGAACGACCTCGTCGAGGTCTCCTCGCACGGGACGCAGTGCGACATCTGCCTCCCGTTCGAGGGTCAGGTCTATTCGATATCGGGGACGCACCCGACGTACCCGAAGCTCGAGGAGCGGACGCCGTTCCATCCGAACTGCCTCCACTCGATCCTCCCGACGTCTGAGGCCGAGAGGAACGTCCGGGCGAGGGGGCTATGATGATAAACGCGATATGCATCCACCCGGTCGTCATCCTCAAGTGGGAGGGGAACGACGAGTGGGGCGAGCCGAAGCCGCCGACCCGCGTAGATGTCCGCGGCTACATCGAGTGGAAGACCAAGCTCGTCCGGTCCCTGAGCGGCCAGGACATCGTCTCTGAGGTCAACGTCCGGCTTCCGATCCGGAGGACGGACCTCGCGCTCGGGCGGACGCTCGACCACCGGGATCGGATGATCGTCGATAACGTCCTCGAGCGGACGATCGTCGCAATCGCCGAGCCGGCGGCGCTCAAGCACCCGAGGATATACCAGGTCTTCCTGGCGTAGGAGAGAAGATGGGCTTTACGATCGACATGGCGAACTTCGAGGCGGGGTTCCGGCGGCTCGTCGAGGGCGCCGTCCCGGACGACCTTAGGCGGGGCATGTTCGCTGCGGGGAACGCGCTCCTCCGGGACGCAATCTACGAAAAGCCGTACGCGCCGTTCAAGGAGGGCCACTTGCGCGGATCGGCCCAAGTCTCGGAGGTCGCGGTAAGGCCGGCCGATGTCGAGATCGTTGCCGGTTTCAACATCTGCTACGCCGCGCGGCTCCACGAGCTTTTCTACGGGATCGGGTTCGGGGCGGAGATGTATCCGCCCGGCTGGTCGCTCCCGGGATCCGGACCGAAGTATTTGGAGTCGAAGATGGCCCGGAACCCACAGAGATATCTAGCGGTCATGATGGAGTACCTGCGATTGAGGCTCGGAGGCTGAGATGCTGAAAGAAATCTGCACGCTGATCGAGGGGCTCACGGGCCTCGCTATGCAGCAGGACGGCCTGGGGATCCTCCAGGTCGGCCACAGACTTCCGAACGCACCCGACCGCTGCATCCTCATCGCTGAGACAGGCGGCGGCGCGACAGTACCTGAGCTTCCCGACCGCGCGGATGTCCTCATCCAGGCCGTCGGCCGCGGCGCCCCGAAGAAGTACTTTGAGGCGCGCAACATCACCTGGACCGTCTATCAGGCACTCCACGGGACGGCCGGCTGGACGCTCCCCTTCGAGGACGGCAGCGGTAGCTACATCGTTTACGCGATTGATGCGCTGGCCATCCCACAGTACATCGGCCAGGACGTGAACGAGAGGTACGAGTTCTCCGTCAACTTCATATTTAGAATGGCACTGGGATCCTGCGGCCTCGGTGGCAGCGGATCCTGACCAGAATAAACGAGGCATAGGAGGTAAACATGCCCGCACTACCTTTCAAGGACATGGGGCCCTGCGAGATCGTTCTCGGCTACGGCGAGTCCGGAGCCCTGAATCTCGGCCCTTTCCTCGGCGCGACGACCTTCAAGGGCGTCACCAGCGTCGAGAAGATCTACGAAGAGCGCTTCGGGAACGCCGCGGTAGACGCGATCTTCAGCGGCACGGAGGCAACCCTCGAGGCGCGGATGACGCGCTCGACGCTCGACCAGCTCAACGAGGTCCTCAACGCCGGGGGGATCCTCGGGTCCGAGCCGTACCAGTACATCAAACTCAAGAACCAGGCCGGATGCAACCTCTACGCGGGCGCGAAGCGGGTCGTGATCAAGCCGATCTGCAACAACGCGGTGAGCGTAGACCCGAGCGAATGGGTCGAGGTCTACAAGGTCGTTCCGATCCCCGGCTGGGAGCTGACCTGGGACCGGTCGACGCAGAGGATCTTCCCGATCTCGTTCCTCGTCTTCGTCTCCCAGGAGAGCGGCGAGGAGGGCGAGTTTGGCCAGGCGGGAATGCCCGCCGGGTCGACCGAACTCGGGATCTAAGGAGGGACCATGGAGACAATCCTCAGCATTGACACGAAGAAAACCCTCTACAAGCCCTTTCTCATCAAGGTCAACGGGAAGACGTTCCGAGTGAAGGAGATCACGCTTGACGGCCTCGAGATGACGCAGAACCTGGAGAAGGAGCTCATGAAGGGCAACACCGGTGCCTTCCGCAAAATGCTAGCCGAGGTCGTCGAGGGCCCGATGAACGAGATCGGGAAGCTCCCGATCTCGAAGCTTCGGGAGGTCGTCCAGGCCGCGATGGGCGTTGCTAAGACTAAGGAGGGGAAAGAGCAAAAAAAAGGGCACGCGCCCGCGCCCGCGAAATAGCCTTCATCTCGCGGGAGCTCCCCGGGCTCTTCACGTTCGTGGAGCTCCGCGACATGGGCCTCCGTGACTTCGAGGATTGGACCGCGGAGGCGGCGCGGAGCGTCCTCACCCGTAGGATGGAGCTTTGCGAAGCGGCGCTACTTCCGCATCTGAGGCAGGAGTCCATCAGCCGGACGATGGACGAACTAAAGTACAAGATATACGAATTGGACAACGAGCAGGAGATCGAGGACATCGAGGCCATGGCTAAGCGCCGGCTCGTGGAGGTGCGCGCGGAGATGGCGGCCAGGAAGAAGGCGGCGGAGATTAAGAAAG